TACGTGGCATTACTTTCCTTTCTTTTTCATGGCTATTCTATGTGCTTCCATAAATGTTTTGCCATTTAACATCTCTTTCTTCATAACTGCCATGTGTTGTGCAGTATGAGTACCTTTTTTCTTGTGATTTGCTAATGCAGTTTTCTGTCTAGCTGTAAGTTCTTTTCTTTTCATTTCTTTTTCCTCTTTTTCTTTTTCTTTGCGTTTAATTTTTTAAGATCAGCACCTGTAATCTTGTCTCTTGGGGGTGCAACCGCAGCTAATTTACGCTGTTTTGCAGAATAAGATCCTTTTGGCATGATTTCTGATCTCTATATCACTATCTTACCTTTTAATTTGTAATTTTCACTTATTTTTTCTTCTTTTTTCGTCTATGTTGATATGTTATCTTCTTACTGCTTGTTTTTTCTCTCTTAAACCTAGCTTTTTCTGCTGGACTCATCTCTTTTGTTGTCTTAGGTGTCTTACTTGATACACGTTTACTAGGACGACAGGCAGGATATCCTCTCTTCTCTCCTTTTTGACGACCACAAGGCTTCCCAGTCTTAACATCAACCCAATTCTCCTTAAACCAACGATCTAAACCACCTTTGGTTTTAGTATTAGGTTTACTTTTTCTTCTTGCTTGTGGCACGTTTTCTCTTTGTTGTTGTACTTTTTTTACTCTTTGAGTAACCAGATGCAGTTCTCCTTTGACCATCTGGTCCTTTTACATCCCCTTTGCATACTTTCACCGCATAAGCATTAGCGTAAGCCGAAGGATATACCTTAAACTTACGCTTTGCTGCTGCTTTACCTCTAGCACATAATTTACCCATGATTACATGCTACAGGAGCAGCGTTTTTTACCTGTCTTTTTCTTCTTCTTTTTCTTTTTTGTTGTTGACATTCCGTAGGCCATAAGCAAAAGGGTATCTTAGTATATTCTAAACGAAGTTTGGCCTAGTGTCTCAGGCTTCGCTAAGTTAAATTGTTGCAGACAAAGATAACCGAAAGCATCAAACGCATGATCCACTCCCAAATTTTTATTAGGAAGTCCCGTATTAGGTGCATAAGTTAATGTCCTTAAGGCTTTTATCAATTCTTTACAACGAGGATGTATAAGCGTCCTCCTATCACCATTAGCGTCAAACAGGGCAGTATTGACAGCAGTAATCTTATCTCTAATCTTCCAAGGGCTTCTAGGACTCATAACAGTAAAACCAGACCTTCTGAGTATCGTATGATCCGTCACACCAACACCAGAAGTCTTTCTTGCACTTCCAGTAGGGTCAGGACAAGCAATAATTCTACGATCAACTCCATATCTTCTCGTAACCTCCTCCGCAAAATCCCATGTGGTAGCTCCACCCGTCAACATAATCTCATCAAAGACATAAAGCATATCATCATGTTTTACAGCACAAATTCCTGCCATAGGATCCACGTTAAAATCCAACCCAATTAACAAAGGTAATAAATGTAAATCCTGTACTTCCTTATCAATATTGTCATCAGCAAAACTTACAGCCACCAATCCAGTAAGATTTTCAAAACTAGCTTCAAATTCCTGTCTAAATGTCCTAGCATCTAATTGACTTCTGGCAGCTTCAACTTCTTCTTTCGCTACATTACCCCCCTCAATAGTTGTAAAACTCCACCTTTGCCAATCTTTCCATTCCTCTTCACCGCAATAACACCACATATCATAAAACCAACTAGCTGTTCCATCTGGTGTACTAATGAACAGTGCCCAACCTTGTTTGTCTGCTAACGCAGGTCTAATAACTTCAGCCCAAACGTCACGATCCATAAAAGCAGCCTCGTCCAATACAACACCAGCCAAGCTTCTACCTCTCAATGCCATAGCGTTTTCAGTACCTTTCAACTCAATAGTTGATCCATTTATTAATTCCAGTCTTAAATCAGTTTCATTCTTGCTTTGAATCCACACCTTCGGTGTCAACCTTTTCAATTCCTTCCATGCAATGTCCTTTGCCATCCGATATGTAGGAGCACAATAGAAATAAACTTCTCCAGGGCGATTTATAGCTCCTCTTAATAGTTCAATACAAGAAAGATAGCTTTTACCAAATCTTCTTCCAGCTACAAGCACCCTAAATCTTTTATCTGAATTAAAAACTTCACCCTGAGCATACCTCAAACTAATCTCATTCTTCTTTTTTTCACTTACAACCATCAAATTAACAAAAAATACAACTCATACCCCTCCTTTATAGCCTATTTACTCACTTTTAAGTTATCATTCACTTAAATACACCTACTCAATAAGTCGATGACTGCATCTTCTTTCCCTGAAAACATAATAAATAATCCTATAGCTAATCCTCCTAAAAAAAGAACTCGCTCCACAGTATCAGATGTTCTAAAACGCTCTCAAAGACTATACGCTAGACAATTAGAAGGTAAAACTACTCGCCAATTAGTCATAGAACATTCAACTATAGAAAGAATCTCTGAAACTACCGCCTGGTTAGATTGGGATAGAGTTAAAGTTTGGAATAACGAAGACTGGGAAAAAGATAGAGAAGCTTTACTCCCTCGCCTTCAAGCCATGCGTATCCGCCTATTCAATAAAGCTGTTAAAAAAGGTCAACTTCAAACCGCAGCACAAATTCTTGATAGCCTAGGAAAAGTAATCGGAGAATCCGTAGAAACAGTCAACATTCAAGCTCCTGAACTTTCCATAAAAGTAGAACCAAAAAATTAACCAGAATATATTTAAGTTCCACGGCCCCTACATATAAAAAATTTTTTTTGCAAGTGTACCCCTAGTACATAAAAGTCTAAGAAATAGACCTAAAAAGCCTTGTAAGGTCATCAAGTCCATAAAAAGGTACAAATGCACACACAAGTATTAAATAAGTGCTAGAAGTCCATAAAAGTCTAAGCAAGTATAAATATATTATTTTCTTAACCTTATATACCTTTTATATAATTTTGTTGTAAACTATTAATAGTTAAGTATTTTTATTTATTTTTAATTCTTGCTTCTGGTTCTTTCGCTCTCGCTTCTGGACTGATAGCAATTAATCATTTATAGATCACTTAACTAAACATCTAACAAAATTATTTTTTCATACCAGAAAAATGCAATCATTCAACTTATTCCCAACTAGCGACAGACAAACGCTAGAAACAAAAGATTTAAAAGTAAATTTTGCTTTTGGTTCATATAGTTCTTTTTTAGATATTTCAAACGAATCTAAAGAACTACATATTAATCTAGATAACAAACAGATTAAGAAAGATATACTTTCTAGTTTTCAAATGTTATCTCCTACTTACTCAACAGATAAAGAATATTTAACAGAGATATTCAAAGTTATTGTTGATAAGATTGAACAATCAAAAGATAACAATCTAAAGGATGAACTAGCAGCTTACTTGGTTAATAATTTAAACAGTGAGGTGAACAAGTAATGAAATCTACTAAGCAACTACAAATTAAGGTTACGTTACCTCCAGAGCTTCACAGTCAATATGTAGCTCTGGTACTTTCTGAAACTGGAGAGGTTAATCTTTCCAGTTTTACAAGATCACTAATAAGAAAATTTATCAACAAGAAAACAAAAAAATGAGAAATCCATTTACTATTGCATTGCTTTATTTAGCAAGTCTTTTTATCTTTTGCTATGGCTTGCATAGCTCATTGCTCAAGTCTACAAAAATAGACTGTGAGGTATTTAATAAAAGCTTAGCATGCAAACAACTAGAAAAAGAAAACCTAAATAACCAATTACTAAATTAAAATCATGCTAAACGTTTTATTAATTGCAAATGAAGCTGGTCATGCTGGACACATAGCTGCAACTATTTCCAAAGAAAAATTAGTTGATTTCGTAGAAACAAAAGGATATGAAGCTGTAGAATTTCAGAATGAAGATTATGATGATGAGACAGTAAGCGAACTTCAAGAGCTTGGTTACTTCACATTAAGAACATTACCAGACGCAGAAGATACTTTTTAAAAAGTAGCTAAAATAAAAACTCCAGTGTAAAAACTGGAGTATTTTTTTATCAATTTTTTGATGTAACATTTTATACATAATATTTTATGTAACATTTGATACATAGAAAATTTTTAAAAAATTTCTGGAGAAAAAATTTTTTCAAAAAAAAAAAATTAAGTAGTAACAGTAAGTTAATAATAAATGAAAATTGAATGAATTTTTAAGGGTGAATGAAAATATTATGAATGTAAATTAAAACACTTACATTAACCTACATTTAATGTATAATTAAAAAGCATTAACAAACTTTCCGCAATGCAAAAAACAAAAGAAAAAAATTATGCTTTAGATAATGCTATTGGGCATATTGAAAGTATTTTAGAAGATTATCAAAATTTTGAAAAATACTCAAAATTAGATGATGATGAAAAGCTAGACCAATTAAGGGATGAAATTTATGAAAGTCCTTTAAGTATTCAAGTTAGAAGCGGTTGGACTTCATTAAATGAAAGTTTTGAACCTGAAGAATTTAATATTTTACTTTCATGGGGTGGGCCATCTTTAAGAATTATTGGTGA